GCAAAGCTGTACACGTTAATACCCTCATCAGGGCATCTGGTGTGGGCTTGGTAAGGTTGAACCCAAGAGAAGTAAGAACCTTCACGCTCAGAGAATCGGTCTTGGCCGTTCAATTGGAGCTTGGCAGTGACAACGGGGTTTTGGCCCCAGCAATGCATGTCCAAAGAGGTCTCAGTGAGCACAAATGTACCAGCATCAGACACACCAGAGTTATCCAAATGAGAACCAGATGTGTAAAGAGGATCAGTAGTAGGCAATGGAACTGCTTGACCACCAAGATTAGCCTCATTGTAAGGGTTGGAAGGACCGTGCCAGTATCCAGTGAAACCAGCTTCAGGGATATAATCCAAAGCACCAGCGTCTTGGAAAAGACCACGAGCATCAATGAAGGCTCGGCTATCAGCAGCAACAGAGGCGGGACCTCCGAAAGCGTGGACGGCATTAGGAAGAGCATCAATGGCATCAGTGTAGTTGAAGGGTTGGGCACCAAGCACCTTGAAAAGAAGAGCATCGCAAGTCAAAGAAGAGCAATAATCCACGTTTTGATCGGGTTGGACGACCCAGATGAGCTCCTTCACGGGGTGGTTGAAGTTCAACTTGATCTTGTTACTGGAAGAACCAACAGACTCGTCACCAGTGAATTGAAGTTGGGTAATCAAGTACTCGTGAGGATTTTGGGCCATACGTCTGCGCTCATCAGTGTCCAAGAACACATAGTCAACATACAAAGAGGCAGCAACCAAAGATTGATTGTAAGCAATGGTAGCGGGAACAGGGCGACCAACGTTGTATTGACCAGCATTAACACCCTCAACAGTAGGAGTATAAGGGTTTGTGTTGCAGTTCAAGGTGGTAACAGCCCACAAGCACTCATCAATAGGTCTGATATCAAGGTTAATCTTGACTTCGTGGTATTGGAGAGCAATAAGGGGAAGGGCAAGACCAGGGTTGGTGCAGAACCAGAATTGAAGAGGCACGTAAAGGGTTGTCTCAGGAAGAGCATTACGGGGAGCACACACTTGACGAGGAGCCAAGGAGTCGCAAGGGCCATCAACATCAGAGAAAGAGGGATCAGTGATGAAGGTAAGTTGAGTGGTGTTACCAATCATCTTGAAGTATCCGCGTTGTTGCTCAGAGGTCATTGTGAGCTGATTCCAGATGTGCATCCAGTCACCATATTGACGATCGATTCTTTGACCACCAATCTCGACCTCAACTTGAGCAATAAGTTGCTCACCGGGGTAATCTAACCAACGAGCATACACACCATTGTTTGCGTTGGCAGAGTAGTTTCCAAGACCCATAAGTTGGTTGATCTCGGGAAGTGTAACTTGGAGATATGTTCTGTAAGCCAAATCACCGTTTCGGCTGATAGTACATTGGACACGACGACCGAAATCGGCTTGTCCGTTGAAAGTTTGCTCAATTGATTCAATAGCAAAGTTTGTGTAACGTCTGTAAGTAACTTTCCAAAAAGTAATTTGAGGATTACCTGTACATTTCCTCTACCTTATCTTTCAATAAGGATTAGACTATATCTTAAAAAGAATTTATATTTGCTTTCATTTCAGCAAATTCTTTATTTAATATAAATTCTTTCGAAAACCATTTAGTCGTTGAACCTTCTTCTTTAAATTTTTCTATTTTATTTACAATAAAATTAATTTGATTCATATCTATTTCTTTTTTAGATGAATTATATTTAATAGTAACAGGCATTAAATTAGACCAGTTACAACATTTAAATTTTTCATCTTCTAAAGTTAAATCAAATTTACAAGTAGGTATAATATGGTCAATAGACCAATATGATGCGTAATTATCCCAATTCATTTCACTTGTGAAATTATATTCAAACCACTCTCTTAAATATTGAATATTACATCCAATATAATTCATAGTTGAATCATTTTTAACAAGAACACTTCTTAAACGTGCGGCTAACGATTTTTTTATTCTATAATTCATATTTGTATTATGTTCGTTTTTACACCATTCAGTTTTTTGCTCTGTTAAAAATTTGGGATAACAAGAAACACAAATCTTTTTTTTATAAAACTTTTTTAGTTTCGCAAAATTTTTTAATGCCTTTTCTTCTTGACATTTTTCACATTTTACAAAAACAGTTTCTGACCTTTTTTGTCTAAGATTTTTCTTTCTTGTTTTATCTAATTCATTTAAACATTTTTTACATGTTTTTCCGAATTTATTTTCACTGTATTTTCTGTAATTATTAATTGGGAAATTAAATTCACATTTATCACATATTATATCAGTAATTTCGCAAGACATTTATTTATACATTGTATTTTTATTTTGTATTTATATTGTTTTAAATATTATTATTTAAAGAAGCTTGGATGCTCATTGCCCATTTCTTTGAACTTTAAAATTCAAATCATCTTATTCATTTTTACTATACCCAAGGTCTTTGTCTTGGCCACAATTTTCTCACAAAAATTGCTTAGTAGAATAAGTTTTAGGGGTTTCAAGCAGTTTGATTTTCTTACCAGGGTTTTTCAAATTAAATCATTAACTAATATATTTAATTTCCCTGATTAACAACAGTGGTACTTTCTATAAAAGAAAAGCATCCACAAAAGGCTTTATGAATATCTTATTTTTTTGATATTCCCTGTTGTTTTTCTACCCTACAGGTTTTTAAGGTAAACGTCCTGTGCGCCATAGGCAACCAATTGCATTAAACCACCTCCCATTTTATATTATGGCTAAAGAAAAAAATTTTTTGAAATTTAATTTAATTCAAATTAATTCAAATTAATTCAAATTAATTAAATTTTATAAAAAAATAAATATTTAAGTTATGATTTATAATTTGTTAGCATATTATCATTAAAATGTTTTTTTAATTTAATATTTAAAATATATATATATTTCTAAAGTAATTTTATTGAAATAAATAAAATTTCAATAAAATAAAATAAAACAATAATTATTTTAGTAAAAATATTTTACACTGTAATACATCTAAGAAATAACAGATCTCATATCAAAACTAGACTTCATAAATTGATCCAAATAATTATCTTCAAACACCTCTTTTTTTCCTTCGTGATTTTTTGAGAATACATATGAATTATTTTTCTTTTTAATAGACCATCCTTCCTCAATAGCATTAAAAAGAAATAACATTTTTTGAAATTTAATATTATCTATTTTAATATTAGTATTTTCTAAATAATTATCCATTTTAATTTTAATATCCATTTTATAAAAAAATAAGAAAAGTATTATAATCTTTAAACTTGTTTAAAATATATTTAGTCTTTATTATCAATTAAATAAATATTATGTTTCTTATTAAAGAGAAATGCCTAGTTTTAAGCCTAAAACTAACAAAAAAATAAAGTTTAACAAACAAAAATCAATTACATTAGATGGTAAACACAAAGAATTTTTAAATGAGTTTTCTAAAAATGAAAACGATAAAATTCCAGATTTAAAAGCTGAAAAAAAAGAACTAGAATTAAAATTGACAAATCCAGGCCTAACAATTGAACAAAAATTAGATATGACTGATCGTATTAAAGAAATTACAAGTAACATAAAAGAATTAAAAAGTAAAAAGAAAGAATATTTTTTAGATAATTCTAAATTTATTTTTGATTATTTTGAAAATAAAAAAAATATATCATCTGGAGCCTCCTCTGATGTTTCAAATAAAAATAAATTATTAAATACTTTTTTTAAAATTAAACAAGATGATACTTTAAATACAATAAATCAAACTAAAAATAATAATATTGTACAAAAATATTTATGTAATATTGATGATGTTTTTTTAGATGTAAACTCATTTGTTTGCCAAACAGATATTTGTCAATATTGCTATAAAGGCGAGTTAATTCCTCTTGAAGATGAAGGTATTTTAATTTGTAATAATTGTTCTAGAAATATTCCATACCTAATTGAAAATGAAAAACCATCTTATAAAGAACCTCCTAAAGAAGTATGCTTTTATGCTTATAAAAGAATTAATCATTTTAAAGAAATATTAGCGCAGTTTCAAGGGAAAGAAACTACTCAAATACCTCCTGAAGTCATTGAAAATATTAAATTACAAATAAAAAAAGAGAGAATTGAATTAGAACAAATAACAAACCTTAAAACTAAAGAAATTCTAAAGAAATTAGGATTTAATAAATATTATGAGCATATACCATTTATTAAAGATAAATTGGGAATTAAACCCCCAGTTATGTCGCCTGAATTAGAAGAAATACTTTGTAATCTTTTTATTGAGTTACAATCACCTTATTCTAAATATTGTCCTGATGATAGAGTAAATTTTTTAAACTATTATTATACAGCATACAAACTTTGCGAGTTGTTAGGAGAAACTCAGTACTTAGCGGATTTTCCAATGTTGAAAGATAGAGAGAAAAGAGTTGAACAAGACCAAATATGGCGCAAGATTTGTGAAGAATTAGATTGGGAATTTATTTCAACTATTTAATATTGTGGTCCCTCTGGATTTTTATATATGTCATCTTTTTGTAGTTCACCTCCTTTGTATGGAAATAGTTTTAATAAATTTGTATTGTAAATTGAAAAATTTGGATCAGAACAATTAGCACCTATGTTATTACCTCCAATTCTATTACCGCCTCTAGTTTTTCTAAATTTTCTAGATTTTCTAGATTTTTTACTATTGTATCTTTTATTTTTTCTGTAGTTATTTTTTTTAGTTTTTCTACTGCGTGAAGTTATTGGCATTGGTATATATTATATTATTATTATTTAATAGTACTTGAAAAATCATAATAATTTATTTAATTATTATGAATTATTATTTTTTAAAATCCACCAGGGAATCTGACTAGATTAGCACCGATACCGAAACCAGCTCCCGATCTAGCAGTAGCACCCATAGATGGAATGTATGTATCCAAAATGCTAAAGGTAGCAGCGGCAGTTAACCCAATTAAGATGATTTCCTCAATATTCAAAGAACGTTTAGGAATAGCATAAGCAGCAATAGCAACCATCAAACCTTCAACAAGATATTTAATGACTCTTTTAACAAGTTCACCAACATTAATTAATCCTTCCATTATAATAAATAAAAAGAAAAAAAAATATATATTTGCGATAAAAAACTTAAATAATTTGCTTTAATTAAATTAAATGAGTAACTATAAAAAAGTCGGCGGTATGCGAAAATTACCAAATGGAAAACAAAATCCTAAATACGTAGATTTACTGGAGGAAGATAAACCAATTGCTGGACAAAAATTCGCGTGTATTTCTTTTGTTTCTCCTGAAAATATTTTAAAACAAAAAGAAATTTTCTTTTTTGAAGAATTCCTAAAGAAGTGGGATTTAAATAAATCTATGGAAAAATTTGTACAATTTTTAAATTTTGTTTCATTCAAATATAATATGAATTTTGATGATTTAACAACTGATTTTAAAGAATTTGTTAAAGAAGAAAAAGAATCATTAACTAAAACAAGTATGAGAGACGAATACAAAACATATCTTGATAATAATGAGGAAGAGCTTGAGAAAACATTTGGTATTAATAATCAATTTCAAACTTCTACAAGAGGATTAAAGGTAAGAGGAGTTTATCCAACTTTGGAGGAGGCTGAGCTAAGATGTAAAATGTTGAGGGAAATTGATCCTAATCATGATGTGTACGTTGGACCTGTTGGATTATGGATGCCTTGGGAGCCTGAGGCCTATAAGACTGGACGTGTTGAGTATATGGAAGATGAATTGAATCAATTGATGCACGAAAAGACCAAGAATGAGTCTAATGCTAAGTCTGCTTTTGACCAACGTGTTAAGGAAACAAAACAAAAAGCAATTGAAGAAAATATTAAAAATGCCGAGAAGTCTGGAAATACATTAACACAATCAATTGATAGTGAAGGTAACTTGATTGGTGTTACTAATGCTACATCTCAAGACTTTGGATCAAAGGATAATGAAACAATTTCTGCTGCTGATATCCGTTCTGAGCTCTTTGAAGGAGAGAACATTGTAACTGGAAATACTGATCACGGTCAAAGTGAGCTTATTAGTGGTCCTTTTGTTATCAAAAAGGATTAAATATAATATACTAAATTAATAATTAATATATTATATAATTATTTTACCATTTACTCTTTTTTACATTAATTTTTGGTCCTCCACCACGTTTTTTAATTGAATTGGGATCATATTTTTCTTCTTCATCATCATCTGTAATTCCTTTGGATAATTCCCAGAACTCTTTTGAGCCTAATTTGAAATCATTATGATTTTCTGCCTTATACCAAAAAACCTGGTCTTGTAGTTTATTTGATTTTGAGTTATTATTTATTACTAAGCACTCATAATTTTCAGTACATTGATCCATTACCTGACAAAATGATTCAAATGTTGGAAACATTCCAGCATAATTCTCATAAATTCTTTTTCTATTCGCAATATAATTCTCTCTTAGAATAAAAACAAAGTCGATATTTGTTCTTAAAGTTGGAGGAATACCTAATGGATATTGCATTGTTATCACTAACATTATCTTCCAATGTCTCCCGTTCATAAATAAAAGACGCATTAATTTATCTCGCGTCCAAGCAGCATCATACAAACAATCATCTAAAATTACAAATGCTCTTGGATCTATTGAGCTTCGCTTAAATGTTTCCATTTCCTTTTTTACCTGTTTTAAAACAGTTCGCTGTCTTTTTAACACATTCTCTATAATTGCTGTGTTGTACTCATTATGGATAAATAATTTTGGTACCATTTTGGTATAAAATCCATTGCCTTCTTCTGTGCCTGAAATTACTGTTCCTATTGGAATATCTTGGTGATAATAAAGTAAATCACGGACAAGAAATGACTTTCCAGTATCACGTTTTCCCAATAAAACCACGACAGGTCCTTTATTTTCGTTAGGCTTAAAGCTAATAGATTTCATATCAAATTTTTTTAATTCTAGCGACATATATTATATTTGACTTTTTTTAATAAAAAAAATACGCATTTAATTTTTATGATTTTAAAATTATTTAAATTTATTTAAATATTTTGGTTATAAAATAATTGAATTATTTCTAGCATTTTATCTGTTTTATTTTCAGGTTGAGTCCAATAATTAATTTGTTCTTTTAAACATTCTAAACGATTATTCCATTCTTTTTTATATTCAATCTTAATAATTCCTGTTATTTTTGTAATACTCCAACAAGACCTTACACGCTCATTATTTATATCAACATAATCATCTGGATTAAACCTGATAAATATAATAGGCCTATGCCCTAAATCCTGTGATAGTTCCATTAATCTTTTATTCTCACAAGAGCAATCATATTTACTATGCTGATTTTCATCAACTTCTACAATAATAATTTGATAACCTAAATCAAGTAGCAAATCTGGACGCTTAGAAGAACAACCATCTTTAATTTGTTTATCAGCAAACCAAGTAAAGTTTGGAAACCATAATTTAACAAATTCTACTACTGAGAACTCCTTTGTTTTATAATTTTTTGCTACGTGTTTATTTGGAAAATTATAAATAAAACATCTTAAACAATATCCATCAAACTTATCTTGTGGTCTTGTACCACATAAATGTGTTTTACATCTTTTATGATGAACATCAATCATATTGTCTTTTTTACATTGACCGCAAAACTTTCCAAATAATCCTTCTAGATTATACAAAGGAGACCCTTTTCCACAAAAACATTTATTTTTACTTATCATATTATCTAGTTTACAATTAACACAATATTTTTCTACTAATCCTTCATAATTAAAAGTTGGTTGTGATTTTCCACAAAAACACATATTGTGTGTTACATCTATCATTCCATCTACTCGGCATTTAGAACAAAATTTAGGTTTAAGTCCTTCAAAATTAAAATTAGGTCTTAATCCACACACACATTTTGGATTTCGCATATCAACCATATCTGGTAATTTACATTCAAAACAATATTTAGGTCGCAATCCTTCATAATTAAAATTTGGACTTGTTAGCTTCTTACAAAAGCATCTCTCATCTACAACGTTAATCATTCCATCACTTTTACAAGAATTACAAAATTCTGCCTTTAAATTTTCAAAATTAAAAGTAGGTCTAACTTTTCCGCAAAAACATTTTTTTCTATGAGTTTCAATCATACCTTCTTTTTTACAAGAAACACAGCATAATGGTTTCAAACCTGAAAAATTCCATCTAGGTTGAGAACTATTACATTCACATTTTTTATTTAAAACATCTATCATATCAGGCTCTTTATGGGTCGCGCAATATTTAGCCCTTTGACCCAAAATATTAAAGGTTGCTTTTTTAGTACAATTAGAGCAAATAGTCATTTTTAATAGAATAAAATAATGTAATATATTTATTTCATTTCAATTTTTATATTAAATAAAAAAATATTTTATTTCATTTATATAAATAATTCAATTATTTTGGTGTCACATAAACCTAATATAAATTATATTCATTATTCTTGCACAAATATACATTTGCTACATCATTTCCATTTTTTAGTTCTTTAATTATTTTACATAATTCTTTTAGCCAGTTGTAAGTATCATTAAATATATCATTTTGTATTATACGAATAACAGAATAATTGTTATCGTTCGCACATTTTTCTTTGTATTTATCAGTTATTAATTGTTCTTCTGGTGTTTTCCATTCCATAATTTGTGTAAAATGTTGCGGACCATCCAATTCAATAATAATTTTATGTTCTGGAATACAAAAGTCAAATGGTAAATGCGTTTTATTTTTACACCATTCTACTTTAAATTGGTGTATAATTGACGGAAATAACTCTTTCATAATTTTATAAAACTTTGTTTCTGTTTTATTAATACAATAAGGACACCAACAACCAGTCTTTACATTATATAGTACAGTTTCAAAATCTAAATTACATTTATTACAATTAAACCAATATCTACCACTATCACCTTGAAATAGATGTCTAGGGTTTTTTGTATTTTTTAAAGACCAGAACTTCACTTTTTCGTGACAAGCAAATGATTTATTAAAACATTCTTTACAATCATCATTATCACACATTTTTTTATTAGCACAATAAATACACCAACCACTTCTTTCACCAGTAATCGCATGAATATCTTTAATAAACTCGTGACTACACTTATCACAATTAAACCAATATTTTTCACCGGTTCCTTGAACTATTTGTCTTGGAGAAATACTATTTTTTGAAGACCAGAATTTTGCTTTCTCATGAGAAGCAAATGATTTATTAAAACATTCTTTACATTCATCATTATTACACAATTTTTGATTTACACAATAAGGACACCAACCATTTCTATTTGTAACTGCTTTAATCTGTTTTTCAAAATCGTGATTACATTCATCACAATTGAACCATATTTTTTTATCGCCTTTTTTCAAAACAAATTCTGGTTTTAATTCATTTTTTAAAGACCAATATATTGCATTTTCATGTGAAGCGAATGATTTCTCAAAACAATCATTACATTCTTTAACGCCACATAATTTTTTATTAGAACAATATGGACACCAACTATTTCTTCCTGAAATATGAGATAAGCTCATATAAAATTCATGTTCACATTTATCGCAATCAAAATAATATTTTTTAGCAGTGACTTTATATACTTGTTCTGGTTTTAATTCATTTTTTAAACTCCAGTATTTTGATTTTTCATGAGAAGCGAACGATTTTTCAAATGGTATAGTATTCATATTTGTAGTTTAATAATTATATTATAAACTATTTAAATTCAATTTTTAAATTAAATATACTTTTTAAAAAAGTATATATAACAATAAATAAGTTTAAATAATAGGGAATTTATATATTAAATAGCTAATGATGGTTGACCTAAATTATCAAAAAAGAAAAAATGTGGAACTTTTCAAAAGTTTAGAAGATTCAAAAACTTTGTTTCTCTCTAAAACTCAGAATTATATTCCGATTTATAAGAGATTCTTTGAATTGAATGATACAAATTGGAACAGTATTAACCTAAATCATAAATGGTATATTTCAAGCATTAAGGAAAGCGACGAAGAAAATAGTAATTTATTTGAATGTAAAATTAAAAATATAAATACACAAAAAACGAAAGAAAAGGATGTATTTTTTAAATTAGCACCTCTTTTGGACCCATATAAATACTTAATTGGAAAATATGATATTAATAATAAAAATTTATTTAATTTACCTAATATTAATTCTGATGAATCAAGTGTTAATCTTAAAATTTTAGATACTAATAATTCAGCATACGTTGATGGGTTTTTTATATATTTAACTAGCAATTTAAATCAAACTAATAACTTTTTACACGGATTAGATTATTATGGTTCATTTCTTTCTATTAAAAATAATTATAAAATAAATGTTTTTGATGACTTAGAATATTTAACAAATTCTGATTTTTTTAATAAAAATAAAAATGTATTATTTGAAGTTAATAACTATGATCATCTTTTTCAAGATGATGATAAAAAGAAAAAGCCATTAAAAATTGAATATAATTCTAGCGCAAAATCTAATTTATCATTAAAATCGTTTGATGAAGAAATATTTGAAGAAATATTTCAAGACAATGAATTAAATGCTATTAATTTAAAAGAATTGGATAACGATGACTTAATTGATATGACAACTTCAAATCTTCTTGAAAATAATTCTAAAATAACTAGTCTTAAAAGTAATTCTACGTGTTCATCAAGAACTTCACACACATCATCAGAAAATAGTGATGATAACGATTCTGAAGAAAATGAAGATATCGAAGATATAGAAGAAGATATAGAAGAATGGGAAGATGATAGTAATTCTGATTCTGGTTCTGGTTCTGGTTCTGATATTGAAGAAACAATTGAAGCTACAATTCCTCAGTTCCCTGTACAAGTAATTGGTATGGAATACTGCGAAAATACATTTGATGACCTTATTTTATCGGATGAATTAAAAGATGAAAAAGAATGGTTTTCTGCTTTTATGCAAATTGTTATGATTTTAATTACTTACCAAAAAACTTTTGCGTTTACTCATAATGATCTTCACACAAATAATGTAATGTATAATACTACAGATAAAAAATTCTTATATTATTGTTACAAAAAAAAATATTATAAAGTTCCAACATTTGGTAGATTGTTTAAGATAATAGATTTTGGTAGAAGTATTTACAAGTATAATGGTAAAACATTTTGTAGTGATAGTTTTCAAAATGGTGGGGATGCCGCAACACAGTACAATACTGAACCATATTTTAATGAAAAAAAACCTAGATTAGAACCAAATTATAGTTTTGATTTATGTAGATTAGCTTGTTCTATATTTGATTATTTAGTTGATGACTTAGATGAAGTTAAAGACCTATCAAAATGCGACCCTGTAAAAAAATTAATTGTTGAATGGTGTTTAGATGATAAAGGTATTAACTTATTATATAAAAATAATGGTGTTGATAGATATCCTGATTTTAAATTATATAAAATGATCGCGAGATGTGTACATAATCATACTCCTCAAGCTCAATTAGAGAGACCAGAGTTTAAATCATTCGAATATACTAAAAAAGATATTCCTAGTGAAGTAATTGATATTGATTCATTTCCAAGTTATTTTTAGATCAATTATTCTTATCAATTATTCTTATCAATT